AACCCCAGCCTGGGCGTAACGATCAGCGAAGAGTTCCTAGCGACCGAGTGCGCGAAGGCGAAGGAACTACCCGCCTACCAAAACACCTTCCGCACCCTGTACCTGAATCAATGGGTGGAGAGCAAGCGCGCGTGGATCGGGTTTGAGACTTGGGCCGCGTGCGCGGCGAAGGGAATCACCGAGGAAGCGTTAGCCGGGCGCGAGTGCTGGGCTGGGCTTGACCTGTCCACCACCACCGACCTTACAAGCCTTTCGCTGGTGTTCCCTTCGGATGATGGCTACATGGATGTGCTTTCCTATTCGTGGTGCCCTGAAGAAGGAATCAAGCGCCGCAGCCGGTTGGATCGCGCGCCGTATCAAGTGTGGGCCGATCAAAGGTGGTTGCGGCCCACGCCAGGCGCGGTGGTGGATTATGACCATGTAGCCGAGTTCATCCGGCAACTGTGCAAGCGTTTTGATGTGAAGCGCGTTGCATTCGATCCGTGGGGCGCAACGCAACTAGCAACCGGGCTGTTGCGCGAAGGCGTGCCGATGATCGAAGTGCGTCAAGGATTCCGATCACTTTCGGAACCGTCGAAGAAACTGGAAGCCTTGGTGCTATCGAAAAAACTGCGCCATCCTGATAACCCGCTGCTAAATTGGGCTGTTAGTAACACCGTTATTGATCAAGACCCAGCCGGGAACATCAAGGCGAGCAAGGAAGCATCCACCGAACGAATCGATCCGGTGGCGGCGCTTATCAGCGCGCTAGCGGGTTGGATGTTTCAGGGTGAGGAACACATGCAGCCGAGCGTCTACGAAACCAAGGGAATCGAATGGCTCTAATCGACATCCTTCGCAGGTACTTGGGGCCGCAGCCGCCGCGCAGCGAGTACGAAGACAACACACCCATTGGGCAACCAGTTTCGGGTTCGGTGCAGTCCTATGTGTCTTCCTATTCGTTCACCGGGTCGAACATCAACCCGCTCACCGCGATGGAATCGCCGAGCGTGTACGCGTGCGTTCGCCTGATCGCGTCGAGCATTGCGAAGCTTGAGTGGCAGATTCTGCGCGAGACTCCGGAAGGCAAGGTGGTTGAACCCAACCATCCGCTGGCGAACCTGCTGAATGTGGAGCCGAATGAGGACACCAGCGCGCTGGTGTTCCGTGAAACGCTGCTTACCAATGCGCTGCTGACCGGCAACGGCTACGCGTACATCCAGCGCGATGCATCCGGTATGCCCGTTTCGCTTGAACTGCTGCGCCCGGACATGGTGCAGATGATGCGCGACGGTGCGAACCAGCCCTACATTCAGGTTTACACGGGCAACTACACCGGGAAAGATGCCGAGAAAAAGGCACGCCGCTTCAGGCCATACGATGTGTTTCACCTGTGCGGCGCTTCCTTCGAAGGGCTGCTGGGCATCGCTCCGATCCACCTGATGCGCGAAACGATCGGGCTGGAACTGATTGTGCAGGAGTTCGTTACCAAGTACTGGGCCAACAATGCTGTTCCATCGGGCACGCTGTCCCTGCCCGGCAAACTGTCACCCGAGGCATCGCAGCGGCTACGAGAAGCCTGGCAGAAGGCCCACAACGCTCGCAACGCGGGCCGCGTGGCGGTGCTGGAAGATGGGATGAAGTACGAACCGATGGCATCCACGATGAAGGATGCTGACCTGACAGCCATCCGCGAGTTCTGCCGCCAGCAGATTGCAGCGGCGTTTGGCGTGCCTGCGGCGCGCATTGGCTCCACCGAGGCGCAGAGCTACGCAAGCGCCGAGAGCGGTGATGCCCATCTAGTGAAACACACCCTTTCAAGCTGGGCCACGCGACTTGAGCAAGAGGCCAGCCGAAAGTTGATCGTGCGAGGTGCGCCGTACTGCACCCGGATTTCATTTGATTCGATGCTGCGCGCAGAGATGGCGGTGAGGTTCAGCGCCTACAACACGGCGATTATGTCCGGGCTGATGAGCCCGAACGAATGCCGCGCGCGGGAAGGTTTGCCAGCGGTCGCAGGCGGCGAGTCCATCCGCCTGCCGCTCAACACGGCCGCCCCGGAGCCGGCCGCCGGTGGCGTGGCACCGGCCGAGCCTGTGTCCGCACCGGCCGAGGAAGTGCCCGCCAGCGTTGACCTGGCACCCGATGAAGTGCCCGATAGCGTGGATGTTGATCCGGCGGAAGACGAGGCCGGAGACAATGCAAAGAAACTGATCGCCATCCGCGCCGCGGTGGATGCGGTGCGCCCCGCCATCGAAAACGCGTATGGCCGCCACCTGCACCGGGTTTCCGAGTACCTGTTGAAAACGCGCACCCAGGCGAAGCTGGATAAATGGGCACCGCCCATCGATTGCATCGCGGGTGACCTGCGCGACACCATCACCGGGCTTGGCCGCATGATGGGCGATGAGGGCAAGGCATCCGACGTGCTGAACGCGGCGTTGCTGCGCCACGCTCGCCACCTGCGCGGCGCTGTCGGGAAAATCGCGGCGCTGTCCGATACGGTTGACGGGTGGAAGCCGCTTCCGAGCGTGGCCACCACCGAACTGCTGGAAATGCTTGAGCATGAAATCATGCAAACGCCACTACTGGAGGGAAAGCCATGACCGAAACACGCGCGAGCGGCACCGTCGCACCGTCGAATGATCTGAAAATTCGTGGCTATGCGGTGACATGGGAGCCGTACACGATGGGCCCCGATTCATGGGAGCGCATCGACCGATCCGCATTCGATGCGGCGCTAGAGTCCCCCGAGGATGTGGCGCTACTGTGGAACCACGACACCAGCAAGCCGATGGCCCGCGTGCGCGCTGGGAACCTGCGAATCTTCACCGATGAGGTGGGGCTTGGCTTTGAGGCCACGCTTCCTGACACGGCCGTGAGCCGCGACGCGGTTTCCCTGATCCGTTCGGGAGTGGTGAGCCAATGCTCTTTCGGGTTCCATGTGCGCGGCGAGCGGTACGAAAAGGCACCCGATGGGAAGCCGCTGCGCGTCATCACCGACGCGAACTTGGTGGAAATCAGCGCGGTGACATTCCCTGCGAACCCTGCCACCAGCGTGGAGGCGCGCAACGCGCAGCCCGCCGCTCGCAAGCGTTACTACCTGCCACCGGAGATGTAATCGGTTGCAATTCACTTGCGCGCCCTGATAATGGGCGCAACTGAATACGGAACGCATGGCCCTAGTGGCCGCTTCCACCTTGTAACGGTTTCCGTTCCGCCCTCGTGGCGCAACTAACCACGCGATTTCTCACCGAATCCGCGAGGCTGTGCGCCATGCGCCCCTCGCTTTTTGAGGGTTGAACTATGGGCGAAACCAAGATCACGCGCGACTCCGAACAGTACAGCGACATCTACCGCACCTTCCTGCGCCGCGGCGCGCGCGGGCTCACCGATGTGGAGGCGCGCGCGCTGACCATCAGCAGCGGCGGAACCGCGCTGGCCCCCACCGCCTGGTCGAAGTACATCGATACGGAGATCGCCGAAGACGCGATCCTGTCGCGCGTTCAGAAGATCGAAACCCCGACCGCTTTCAATCTTCCGATCTACGCGGAGGATGCGACGGTGAACACCAATGTGGCCGAGTCCGCATTGGGTACCCAGTCTTCCCCCACCTTCGCCAAGCCTGTACAGGGCACCACCGCTGGCACCAGCGGCACCTACTACACCTTCGCGCAAAAGAAGGTAACCGCGTGGGTGAAGGTTTCCAACGAACTGCTGAACGATTCGAAGGGCGCGCAGGATGTGGAAGAGTTCCTGCGCCGCGCGCTGGTCGCTGGGTTGATTGCCGAGGTGGGCCGCCAAATCCTGATCGGCAACGGCACCAGCGAATGCCAGGGCAGTTACAACAGCGCCAGGGGTTACAGCCGCACGGCATCCACCGGCGTGGCCACCACCAACACGATGAAGGACATCATTTCCGCGGTGTGGGGTTCTACCGCTAGCGCCCTGTCCGCGCTTCCTTATGAATCATGGATCAACAGCGTGGCCGTGATCAACAGCCGCCTTGTGGCATCGTTCGATTCAACTTTCTTCCCGGTGCTGTTCCCCAGCTTCCGCGGAACGATGGTCAATGGAACCACGGTTGAAGGCTTGCCCACCGTCTACCACCGCTTGAGCACAGGTACCCCAACCGCCGGTGACACGCTGGTGCATTTCTTCAACCCTGCCCAGTACCTGCTGGCCCATTCGTTCGGCGCGTTCAGCGTCGCGCGGTACAGCGAAGCGGCAGCCGATACGAACGAAACCATCTTCGTGGCTTCGATCCGTTGCGATGGATCGATCACCAACAAGTTTGCTGTTCTGAATGTCAACCGCGCCTAGTGCGCGTTTCAATCTTTGGGCATTCGCACACCGCCGCGAATGTCCCTGCGGGCCGCGTTGGCCCGAGCGACACGCGGCGGGAATCTAGGAAGGAAGAAACGATGCCAGTCCCCAGTTCATACAAGGCCCTCATTGAGAAGATGGGTGCGCTCTATCAGGAAATGATGTCGATGGTCGATGGTGCAAACACCAACGGCGGCGAAATGGCCCCCGAGATGGAGGCGAAGTACACCGCCCTCAAGACCCAGTACGCCAACCTGCGGCGGCAGCGTGAGCGCAACGAGGAAGTGATGGCGATGGATAACGGCCAGCAGGCCGTGTTCAGCGACATCCCCGCCGCACCCGAGGTTCGCAGCGCCCAGCGCGCCGAGCGCGCCGCGAAGGTTGGCGAGCGCCGCGAAACCGACGAGTACCGCGACGCGTTCCACAACTACCTTCGCAACGGCGAACACACCGCACCCGCGGAGCTTCGCGCGCTGACCGAGGCCAGCGGTGGCACCGTGATTCCGCCCACCGAGTTCGACAACCAGCTTGTGGCCAAGCTTCAGACGATGACGAGCGTTCGCAACCTGGCGCGCAAGCTCTCGCTGGGTTCGTTCGCGCGCGAAGTGGCTTTTGAAAACGCCACGGGTGCCGCGTACTGGGTTGGTGAGTCCACCGCCCCCACCGAGGCTGCGCCCACCTTCTCCAAGATCACGCTCACCCCGAAGCGCCTTTCGGCCCTTCTGCGCGTGTCGAACGAACTGGTGGCCGATGCCGATGCCCGCGGCGGCAACATGTCGATTTCTTCCATCGTCACCGAGCAGATGGCGCGCGTGTTCGCACAGACCGAGGAAACGGCGCTGCTGGCCGCTTCCAATGTTTCCGGCGCTCCCGTTTCGCTGCTGAATGATGCTGCACTCACCAGCAGCAACACCGGCGCTTACACATCGTTCACGGCGGAGAAGGTCATCGACTGGATTTACAGCCTGCCCCGCCAGTATCGCCAGCATCCCAGCTGCGCGATCATCGTGAACGATTCCACCTTGGGATACCTCCGCAAGCTGGGCGGCGTTGGTGGCTCTTCCAACATCACCAACTACTTCTGGGAGAACGGCTACACCAAGGGCGGCAGCGGCCAGGCTCCGGAGCCGGATCGCATCCTTGGGATCCCGGTGTACACCAGCGCGGCCATTTCGGCGCTTCCGTCGAGCGGCACCACCGCTACCAAGATCGGCATCATCGGCGCGTGGGACTACTGCTACTTCGGCACCACGGGCAACTATGAACTGAAGGTGCTGCGCGAGCGTTACGCGGACACGAATGAGACGGGCTACATCGCAAACATGCGTATGGATTGCCAGCTCTCGCTCCCCGCCCTGGCGTTCAAGGCATTCACCACTTCGGCTAGCTGATACTGAAACTGCACCCACACCGGCGGGGGCCGAAAGGCCCTCGCCGGATTTCCTCACCATGAGCATGGTTCAAATCCAAATCCTCAAAGCGGTAGCCAGCGCCAAGGGCGTTTGGGGGCCGGGCGAGGTGGCTACGGTCGATCCGGATACCGCGCAGCAATGGTGCGTGGCAGGCATCGCGGAACGCGTACACGCGGTTCCTGCTGCGCCTAGCAAGTCAACAAAAAAGGAAATCAAGCGATGCTGATCACATGGCGACGAGAGTCACGCAGAACAGGCCCGGGCGTTTACGGTTCAGAAACAGCGTGCCGGTTCATCAAAGACCTGGCATCCGGAACCGATTCGCTCGATCTCGTCATCATCGGAGATAGCAACACGGGTTCCGCCTTGAGCGGAATGTGGGGATATCACGGCGGATTCAGCCAAGCGATGTTCGAACTTGGATGGAATTGCTACGGCCTTCCGATCTATCCCGCGATGACCATGTGGTCGCCATCGTCGTATGCACTCGGTGGATGGAACGCAAGCGCATTTCTGTACGCGCCAACGGGAAACCTTGCTAGCGGAAATGTGAGCGGATCAGCTACCGCGTACAGCACATGGACACCCGGAAAGTCTGCGACGGTCACCATATCGAATGCAAGTCCCGGAGTGATTACCTACACCGCACATGCACTTCCGGTCGGTTCACCAATCTTTCTCTCCACAACTGGTGCGCTTCCAACAGGATTGTCAGCAGGCACGACTTACTATGTCAAAACCGTATTGACTGCTGACACATTCACGGTTTCGTCTACGCCAAGCGGATCGGCAATCAACACCAGTAGCGCAGGAAGTGGAGCGCACACTCTGCGGACATGTCCGTGGGTGCGATACGGCAGCACAACCGCTACACCTCCAGCACAAGACGATTGGGCCTACATTGCGAGCGGTTCATACAGCCAGAATTACAACGCGGTCGAAATGACCGTCGATCACCCGCTGAACAACACGGCACTAACGCTGTGGCATCGTGTTCGATTCGGCACTTTTACCGCGTCCGGTGGTTCGTTTCAGGCGCGAGCGCGTGCCTACGATGGAGGTCCAGTTTACGCAAGCGGATCGGTTCAAAGCACGCAGGGCGCTGCGTCGTCGTTTGGTACTTACGAATACTCATTTAGCGTCAGCGCACCAATCGAATACATGCACGCATCGTGGAGCGGCGGCGCGGGCGGCGCGGTTGGCCCCTGTGCAATTCATTCGCACACCATCTATTGCAAGCGCAAGGGCTGGTCTGTGACGAGCCACGGATATCTCGCGGGCTATGACAGCGCAACAATCAACAAGGTGGCGACACAAATTGGTTCGACCTTGTTGCAAACGCATCTACAAGAATTGCGCGAACGGCAGATAGCCGCTGGTGGCACGGGTCGAGTCCTGTTGGTCAGTCACAGCGGAATCAATGGAAACGAGACTGCGACCGATTGGACAGATTGTCATACCGCAATCTGGAACACATACAAGGCAGCGTGGGCAGCACTTGGCTACCCAGCAAGCGATCTTGCAATCGTTGCTTTTGTTGGCGTTCCAGCAAACTCGGCAGACACCAGCAACAGCGGTTCGACCGGAAATCTCATCGCTGTTCGTGCTGCTGCAAATGCGTTGGCAAATACTCAATCAGATATGACTGTGATCGATGTCAAATCATTGATGCCATATAGCCGAGCGATCGTGGGTGTCGGAAATGGTCGCTCTTACTACCAGCGCACAAACAACCTGCCAAACGCAGGTTCTGACATTACGGTGCATCTGTCCGGCGGAATTTATACGAGTTCGACCCGAGACACATCTGATGGGTACACAGCTTTGGCGCATCAAATCATTCAAACTTTGATGAACAGCGCATGAAAACAAACCTAACCGACGCAGGCGCAGTTACCACGGCGATCAGCGTGGCCGATTTCAAAGTTTTCGGGCGCATCTTCCATACCCAAGATGACACCGCCTTGGGCGATATGGTGCTAGCCGCCACGCAGGTGATCGAAAACGAAACGCGGCGGGCGTTGATCACGCGTTCGTTCACCTATTCGCTGGAAGCGTTCCCCACCGATGGCGAAATCGTGTTGCCGCGTTCGCCATTCATCTCGGTTTCAAGCATCACCTACACCGACGCAGCCGGGGCCACCCAAACGCTTTCCGCGAGCGCCTACAACGCGTTCAGCGTCAACGGCATTGGGCGGGTGATCCTGAAGGGTTCGCAATCGTGGCCCAGCACGCTTGGTGAGGGGGCGCTTGATGTGTCCGTGGCATTCACCGCGGGCTATGGTGCTGCGGCCGCGAACATCCCCCGCGCCCTGGTACACGCGTGCCTGCTGCAATGCAGCCACCTTTACGACAATCGCGCGAGCGTGGCGATGGCTGCGGCACCTGTTGAAATCCCGATGACCGTTCGCCGGTTGATTGTGCAGTATCAGGACGGGGGCTACTGGTGAACCCCGGCAACATGCGCGTGGCGCTGGAGCTGCTGGGGGCCACTACCACGCTGGATACCTACGGGCAGCCCATCCGCACGGTGAACGCGGCGGGCACGGGAACCATCCTGTTTGCCGAAATCAGCGACGCGACACCCAGCGAGCGCATGAACCACAAGCAACTGGACCAGGTGGTAACGCATCGAATCCGCCTGCGGTGGAATCCAAATGTGAGCCACCGCAGCCAGTTGCAAACCGTATCGACCGAGGGCGGGATGACGCGTCGGGTGTGGGAAATCGTGACCGTTACCAATTGGCGCGAGCGGCGCGAGTTCCTTGATTGCATGGCCACGGAGATTCAGTAATGGCCAGCGCGCGCCAACGCTTGATTGTGGAAGGGTTGCCGGAGTTCCGGAAAACCATCCTTGCGATGACCGGACGCGAACTGGATGACACCGTGTTGAAGGTGTTGCAGGAGATGGGCGAGCCAACGCAAATGGCGTTGCTCCAGTACTTCGATTCCCTCACCGGCAAGCATGATGGCGAGAGCCTGCAACGCGCGTTGCAGCACCGCTGGTGGAACAGGAATCGAAAGCAGGGACTGCCCGTTGGATTTACCCGAAACCTTGCCATCCAAGCCCTTGTGCGCGATGGCAAGGATGGCTGGGGCTTCAAGGTGGCGAAGCTCAAGCGCGGCGTGGGCTACCTGCTGCGATTGAAGGCGTGGGGACCGGGCATGTTCCTTATGGAGTCCGGCCGCCATTCAAAGCGTTCCTACCGCGGGTTCAACGGGGCGTTTTCGATCCTGAAGCGGTTCCGGTACACGGCCGAGAGCCAGTTGAACCGCAAGTTGCCCGAAGTCTTTGAGCGCCTAGCGGCCAAGGCCGCGGCGCGGAATGGGGTGAAATGAGTAGCACCATCATCGCAGCCATCCGCCAGGGCTTGGTTCAGAGCACCGCTGTGACAACGCTGGTGCCGGAATCCCGGATCACTTCCGCCTATCGCCAGGACACCGGAACCCTGCCCGCCATCGTGCTAACGGTGCAGACTGACGAGGCGGTGAGTCCGTCATTCCCCCGCACCGATTGCCTGCGGCGTATGGCCATGAACATCGAGTGCATCGCAACCAGCCTGAAGGCCGCGCGAGAACTGGGCGAGATCGTGCGCCGCGCAATGCATGGCGCAGCCGGTACGGCAAGCAGCACAAGCATCCATGAAATCCGTGAAAACGGCATTACATCGACTTATGATGTGGGCGCAGAAGGCACGGAAACGGGAATCCATATCGCGGTGGTTTCGGTCGATGCCTACTACCGCGCGCAATCGGTTGCACCCACCACCATCACCACCCCCGGCGGGTAACACAGAGAGGAAACGCACATGGCCGCATTTACGAGTTTCGGAACCACGCTCAAGGTTGGCGCACTCGCTGGAACCCCCCCGGCTTACAGCCTGCCCAGCGCATCGGTTGGCGAAATCCTTTCGCTCAACCTTGACGGGATCAAGCTGAACACCATCGATGTTTCGAACCTGGGCAGCCAGTTTCGCACTTACGCGGCGGGCCTAATTGATAGCGGCACCGTGTCGCTGGAAATCAATCTTGACCCCGACGATGCCCAGCAGTTGGCCGTGGTTCAGCAACTCGACAATACCGCGGCCACCACCCGCCCGGCGCTGAAGTCTTGGCTGATCACCTTCGGCAATGGCACTACAGCTTCCGGAGCGACGAATCCCGGCTGCACCTTCTCTTTTGTCGGGTTCGTGACCGATTACAGCGTGAAGGGTGCGATGGATTCGGCGGTGACCGCGTCGATCAGCATCAAGATTTCCGGAAGCGTCACCTTCACGGACCAGGACTAAACCGTGAGCGACCTGAAGTCCAAGTTTCTCGCACTCCGGGCCACCGTTCCTACCGAGCAAGTAACGGTGCCCGGAGTGGGAGTTGTGACCATGCGCGGGCTCACCGCAGGCAAGCGCGACGAGTGGGAGCAGCGCATTTGGAGCGCGAAGGGAAAGACCCTCACCAACATCCGCGCCAGCCTCGTGGCCATGTGCGCCTACGACGGTGATGCTCCAATGTTCAGCGCAGCGGACATCGAAGCCATTGGAGACATGCCCGCATCCGTCATCGATGAGTTGTATGACATCGCAACGCGTCTTTCGGGCATGGGTGCGAAGGACAAGGAAGCCATCGAAAAAAACTGATTGAGCGGCCGCTACGCAGGTTCATGTTTCAGTTGGCGCTTGCGTTAGGCCGCACAGTTGCGGAACTAGAGGAAACCATGTCGAGCCGCGAACTAACCGAATGGATCGCCTACAACGCAGTCCAGCCTTTCGGTGATACGCGCGCCGATTTGCGTTCCGCGATCATCGCCAGCACCGTAGCGAACTGCCACCGCACCAGCGGCACGCCTTTCAAGGTGGCGGATTTCATGCCCTATGAAGAGAAGCCCAAGGGCGCGCCGCTGGATGCGGTGAAACAGTTGCGCGCCATGTTTGGAGGAAAGCGCAATGGGTAATGTCGCAGCGTTCAAAACCCGTATCACGCTTGAATCCGATCAGTACATCGCCGGGTGGAAGAAGGTGGAATCCGCTACCACGGACAAGGTGAGCGGTATTGAGAAGGCCATTTCCAAGGGCATGAAGTCTTGGAGTAACTCGATGGGGAAAGCGATCGGCGGGTTTCTTGGAATCCAGCTTGCGGACACGCTGCTGAAAAGCATCGATGACACGCTGAAGAATCCAATTTTCAACAATGCTGGTGCAAACATTGCCTACGCCATCGGCGATGGTTTGGCCAAGACCCTTGAAAGCATTCCGGTTGCTGGCACCATCGGAAAGATGCTTGGGCAGAGCGAGAGCGGAGACATGGAAGCGCGGCAAAAGGCCAGCCGCGACGATGCCGCGCGAAATGAACGGATGCTGGCCGTGGGTCCGAAGATGGTTGCCGATTTGGAGAAGCAGCGCGAACTAGCCGCCGCGGTGAGCGACGAACAGCGCACCCGCGTGGAACGAGCGCAGCGCCTTGCGGAACTTGAGAAGCAGTTGAACGATCAGATGGCGAAAGAAAACGCCACCGGGCCGCAAATCTTGGCGGCGCGCGAGAAGCTGCGCGCAGCATTTGAGGCCACCAGCGCGGCGCAGGATCAGGCAATACAGCGGCAGGAACGCGAGAAGATGATTGCCGATGAATTGGCAGACGCAGAAGCGAAGCGGTTGAAAACACAGGAGGAAGCAGCCAAGCGCGCCGAAATGCGCGCCGCCGCCGAGGAACGCCGCGAGGAATCCGTGATCAATTTCATGGAGGAATTGCAGGATGCGCTAGACGAGCGCACGATGACCGAGGATCAATTGTTTCAGAAGAAAATGGATCGACTGGGCCTTGACGCGCAGGAGCAAGAGAACGCGCGCGCGCTGAATGAGAAACTGAAGGCAGCCGAAGCCGGTGCATCCAAGACCACCGCGGTATCAAACATCGAGAGCATTCAAAGCGCCGTGGGCAGCGTGAAAATGGCTGGCACCAC